GAAGAAGAAGACCTCGTTAAGAAATACAATCTAGATGACGAACAGCTCATGTTCCGTAGGCGTAAGATAGCCCAAAACGGATTAGACTTATGGAACCAAGAGTACCCAGATACTCCAGAAACAGCGTTTCTTACTACTGGTCGTCCAGTGTTTAACCCAGCGCAGCTTCAAGATTGTCTTAAAGATGCTCGTGACATTCACCAGAAGTTAGCCTTAGAAGGCGATGAGTGGGTAGAACACCATAGAGGTGAGCTGCAAACCTATTATCCTCATGACGCTGGCGAGAGATACACCATCGCAGCAGACGTTGCTATGGGCATCAGAGATGGTGACTATTCAGTTGCTCAGGTTCTCGACAGTAAGAAAAGACAAGTTGCTGTTTGGAGAGGCCATGTCCACCCAGATTACTTCAGTGAAGTCCTTCGAGAGCTTGGTAACTACTACAATGAAGCTTTCATTATCGTAGAAAACAACTCACATGGGATACTTACCTGTACAAGGCTAGGCAAAGACTTTGCCTACCCAAACTTCTACTTCGAAACCTCAGTAGACAAGCTCACAGAAAAAGAAACCATAAAGCTTGGTTTTACCACCACAGCAAAAACTAAGCCTCTTGTCATTGACCAGCTAAGAGCTGCAATGCGTGAAGGCGAAATTGAACTCAACGACAAAACGACAATCAGAGAAATGCTGACTTACATCGTAAGCCCATCAGGCGCAATGGAAGCAGAACAAGGGTGTTTTGATGACTGCGTTATGAGCCTAGCTCTAGCAAATCATGTCCATGAAGGCGCATGGGAACCAGTGGAGACACCGAATGAACTCTTTATCGAAATGGTATAAGCACAATGGCTAAATTAGAAGATTACAAAAAGCTTGATGATGCTGAGATTGTAACAATAGTAGAAGACAACATCAAAATGAGTGTTGGTTACTACGACAGTGACTTATCTCGTGAGCGTCAGCGTGTAACTCAGTACATGAACGCCACGCTGCCTAAGCCAGCTCACGATGGAAACAGCAAATACGTCTCACAGACAGTCTTTGATGCCGTATCTAGTATGAGTGCAGCTCTTCTTGAGACATTCTCAGCTGGCAATCGTATCTGCAAGTTTGCCCCACAAGGCCCTGAAGATGTCCAAATGGCATCTGTGTGTTCTGCTTATACTGACTACGTCTTATTTAGACAAAACGATGGCTTCAGCATCTTTAGAGACGTCATTCAAGACGGATTAACCAGTAGAGTAGGTGTAGCCAAAGTCTTCTGGGATGAACGCTATGAAGACGAGCTTTCTGACTTCGATAGTCTTAACCAAGATGAACTTGATATGCTTCTTGCACAGGATGATATCGAGCTTGTTGATAGTGAAGTTAATGAATTAGGACTTATCTCTGGCACAGTCTCAAAGTTAGTAGACAAAAGCCAAGTCTGTATTGAGTCTATTCCCCCTGAACAGTTTTTGATTGAACCTCAAGCAAACTCCTTGAATGTTAACTTCCTTGCTCACCGTGAACCTAAATCCATCTCCGAGCTGCGTGAGATGTATCCTGACAAACAGGACGAAATAGACCGCATTGGTGACCATGAAGACATCCAATTAGAGACAGACCCAGAAATCCTAGCTAGACATGAAGATATCGGCTCAGACCGAGGCTTTAATGCGACTGGATATCAAGACCAAGTCAGAACGGTTCTGGTCTACGAAGCTTACATCATGCTTGACCCTGATGGCACAGGCATAGCCAAGCTCCATAAGGTCTGCAAAGCAGGAAACGTCTTACTTGATATCCAAAAGGTAGACAGGCATCCGTTTATTGCGTTTGCGCCACTGCCTATTCCACACGCTTTCTACGGTGCGAACTTTGCAGATAAGCTCATTCACACTCAGAACGCTAAGACTATTCTTACACGGTCCATTCTTGACCACACTGTAATATCGAATAACCCAAGATATGTGGTTGTTAAAGGCGGCTTAACTAACCCAAGAGAGCTGATTGATAACAGAGTAGGGGGAATCGTAAATACAACTCGCCCTGATGCTATTAGTCCAATGCCACAGGCTAGCTTGAACCCATTTGTGTTCCAAACTATTCAGCTGCTTGATGAAGACCTCGAAAATAACACTGGCGTAAGCAAACTAAGCCAAGGTCTTAATAAAGACGCTATTAGCAAACAAAACTCAGCAGCTATGGTCGAGCAGCTGGCGACAATGAGTCAGCAGCGGCAGAAAATCATAGCTCGTAATTTCGCAAATCAGTTTATCAAGCCACTCTTTCATGAAATCTACCGTCTCTGTGTAGAAAACGAAGACCAAGAAAAGATAATCGAACTCTCTGGCAGCTACGTCACCATCAACCCTTCAACTTGGGATGACAAACGTGACGTAATGGTTGAGCTAAGGCTTGGCTACGGTGAGCAAGAGAAAGAAGCAGAAAAGCTACTGTCTCTTCACGCTTTATTCAGCCAAGACCCATCAGTGCAGCCCCTGTATGGCCTCGAAGGCCGCTACCAGATGCTCAAAGCTCTTCTGGAAAAGCAGGGTATCCTTAATGTTGAGGATTACCTAACTCCACCAGAACAATTGCCTCCACCTCAGCCTGACCCAATGGCAGAGATGCAGATGCAAATGCAACAGAAGCAGCTTGAACTGCAAGAACGTCAAATTGCTATTGCTGAACAACGTTTGGCACATGACAAGATGATGGATGCAGCCAAGATAGAGACCGAGCAAGGCAAAGTCCAAGCTCAACACGCTCTTCAGTCTGACAATCAAGACTTAAGAGAGGCACAGTTCCAGCACAAAGTCAGAATTGACGAGGGTGAACTAGAAATCCTGAGAAGGACAGAAGACGTCCGTGGGATAGCTAGTCCGACTGGATAAAACATTACTCAAACTTACAAAGGAGAAGCGATGACTGTTGATAGAGACAGCATAACGGAAGAGGACACCCTCGACCAACAAGATAAAGAAAACCACTTATGCCGATTAGGAGATGAAGCAGAACTTCTATTACAGACTTCTGCTTTCAACTCCACGGTAAACCAACTGGTAGAAATGTCTTACCAAACCTTCGTAAACAGCAAACCAGATGATTATGAAGTTCGTGACGCATCCTACCACCACTATAGAGCCTTAGTAGACATCGTCTCGACCCTACAACAGCGGGTCGCAATCAGAGACGAAATCATGATGAAAAACGAGGCTGATAACAACAATCAAGAGGAACAATAAGGACCATGAACAACGTCCAATCAATAGAAGACACCTCAACTAACAATAATGAACCGCTAGCTTTGTCTGTCGATGAAGCAGCGGATGCCATTCTGGCACGTTGGGAAAAGGACGCTGCAGCTGAAGAAGCTAGCAAGCCATCTACTCCAGACGAGACAGAGGCGGCTCTCGATATCGAACAAGAAGAGACTACAGATGTCGATGAGTTAGAAGACCTAGAAGAAGTCACTGATGAAGATGACGAAGAACAAACAGACCGTTCTAATGAGGAACCAGATGATGATGAAGATACTGAAGAAGATGAAAGCGAAGACGATGCGGATGATACAGAAGCTGAAGTCTTGGCTGATGACGCTAAAGTTGAAGTTGTCGTCAATGGTGAAACAAAGACCGTATCTGTCAAAGCTCTTAAGCGTCTTTATGGACAAGAAGCTAGTCTTACCCAAAAGTCTCAACGAGTTGCTGAACAGCGTAAAGAGCTGGATGATGCAATCGGCAAAAATCATATCGCTTTCCAAAAAATGCTGGAGAAAGCTAATGAGCGTTATAAGCCCTATTCTGAGGTGGATATGCTTGTTGCTTCAAAAGCTATGGAAACGGAAGACTTCGCAGCATTAAGAAAAGAAGCTGAAGAAGCTTATAATGAGCTGAAGTTTCTGCAAGAAGAAGCAGATGCTTTCTACTCAGATGTTAAGAACCAACAACAAGCCAATCTGCAAAAAGCAGCTAAAGAGTGCGTTAAGGTTCTTCAAGAAGAAATGCCTGACTGGAGTAACAAACTATACAACGACATTAGAACCTATGCTGTAGAGCAGGGGTTACCAGAAGAAGACGTTAATAATTACGTTGACCCTAAGGTAATCATGCTCATCAACAAAGCACGGCTCTATGACGCTGGTAAGAAAATAGCTACTACCAAAAAGAAGTCAGCCACCACTAAGAAAACCCTTCGCTCAACAAAAGCTCCTGAGCCTGAGAAACAACGTAAACAGGCCAAGCTAAACGAAGCGAAGCTAAGACTTAAGTCTAGTGGAAATGATTTAGACGACATTGCTGAAGCTCTTCTAAGTCGCTGGGAAGCTTAATAACCCAACGAAACAGAAGGAATAAAACCTATGGCAACATACACCTCGTATGACCAAGTGGGTATTAAGGAAGATGTAAGTGATATCATTACTGATATCTCCCCAACCGATACCCCCATGGTCTCAATGATTAAGACACAAAAGGTTGCAAACCGTGTCTACCAATACCAAACCGATGCTCTTGAAGCAGCCGCTTCAAATGCTCAAGTTGAAGGAGCCGACCCAACAATTGGTTCATTGACTCCAACAACCATGATTTCGGGTAACACCCAAATCTTGACTAAAGCATTTCAAGTCAGTGCCACAAGCGATGCAGTGGCAACATACGGCAGAGCCAAAGAAACAGCTTATGCTCTAGGTCGTGCTTTGAAAGCTATCAAGCGTGACCTTGAATTTGCATATGTTGGGGCATCAAATGCAGCTGTAACAGGTAACGCATCTGGCCCAGTAGCTCGTGAAATGGCTTCTGCAGACCAGTTGATTGATGCTTCAACAACAAAAGATGCTGGTGCAAACGCTACTGATGCTCTTACAGAAGCCAAGCTTCTTGAGCTAGGCCAAGCTGTCTTTGAAGCTGGTGGTGACCCATCAGTATTCATGATTAAGCCAGCTGACGCACAGATTGTAGCTGGTTTCACAGGTGCTTCTGGTCGCTATCGTAACTTCAACGATGGACAGAAGACCCTAACTAACGTGATTGACCTTTATGTATCTCCATATGGCGAATACAAGGTCGTCCTTAACCGTCACCAAATGACAACTCACGCCTTCCTGCTAGACCCAACAATGTGGCGTTCAGCAGTGCTTCGTCCGTTCTCACGGACACTGTTAGCTAAGACTGGCGATAGTGAGAAGCATTTCGTAGTTGGCGAATACGGACTCATGCACATGAACCCGAAAGCTTCTGGTCAGATTAACGGCCTTAGCTAGGTTCTAACCTAATAAGCGTGAGGCAGGGGAACAAAGTAGGTTTTTGCTCTCCTTACCTACTCCTTTGCCTCACTGCTTTTCCATACGAATTAAGGAGACCACAGTGACCCAAAACAAAGATATCAAACTAGATAGCGTAATTAACGAATTCGAATACAACGCAGACGGTCTAGTTCTTAAGAAGTCTCAGGACATCCCCCAATCCTTATTAGACAGCATAAAAGAGCAACGAAACTCATCTAAAGAACAAAAAGAAGGTGAGTTTATGAAAGTAGCCTCAATCCCAGCAGTTATTGCTGAAAAGTGGATGAGAGAAGGCTTCAATATCCTAGACCCAAATGTAAACGGTAAAGAAATACTGAAACGGCTTCGAGCTGAAAACTTGGATGCCTTTATCGCAACGGAGAAGAGCATCTAATGAATTATGGCAACCTTAAAACACACTTCAAAGACTTACTTAATCGAAGTGATGTGACTGATGCACTAGCTGGTACTTTTATTGACCAAGGCATTGGGCGAATACAAAGACAGCTTCGTACACCAATGAGCGAAAGCACCCTTGAGTTCACCATTACTTCACAAACAGAAACTATTACTCTCCCAGCAGACTTCCTTGAACTCATCAGTCTCTACTATGACACCAGCGAGCTAACTCGCATCACTATGAAACAGTATAGGGAATATACTGGCAGCATCTACACAGGTACTCCTAGGTATTTCGCAAGACAGGGTGAAAAGCTTTACCTTTACCCACAGCCCAGCTCTGGCACTTTAGTGATGTACTACCACTCAGAATTCAGTCCTATGACTGTGGACTCTGATGAAAACATAGTAGCTAAAGTAGCTCCTGATTTAGTTATCTATGCAGCACTTACATACGCTAGTGACTGGTTCCTAGATGAACGAGCTGAACTCTTCGAAAACAAGTTCAATCAATTCATGCTTGAAGTCCAAGAACAAGCTAACGACCAAGAATTAAACGGAAGTCTTCAAGTCATCAACGCTAGCTACAAGTACGAGTAATCTATTATGTCTAATTCAAGCTTCTTTTCATCTAGTGGCACTACTACGTCAGTAGAAAACTCTATTGATACAAAAGTAGCTGCAGCAGAAGCAGCCAAAGTAGCTGCCCAAGCAGCTCAAGCTGGAGCTGAGACAGCTGCTGCTAATGCACAAACAGCGGCAGACTCCGTTGACTCAGTTGCAGCTGATGCTGCCGCAGCGTCTTCTAATGCCGCTGACGCTTTAACTTATAAAAATGCCGCAGAGACTGCCAAGACAGCTGCAGAAACTGCTCAAGCTGCATCGGAGACAGCCGAGTCAAATGCGGCATCAAGTGCATCCACAGCATCAACCAAAGCGTCAGAAGCCTCTACAAGTGCTACTAATGCAGCATCTAGCGAGACAAATAGCGCATCATCTGCGACATCCAGCGCAACCTCTGCCACAGCTAGTGCAGCAAGTGCCTCAGCAGCGGCAACTTCAGCATCAAATGCATCGACTTCAGAAACTAACGCAGCATCAAGTGCCTCATCTGCATCGACTTCTGCCTCAACTGCAACAACTCAGGCTGGTATAGCAACTACAAAAGCTGGCGAAGCATCGACAAGTGCATCCAATGCCTCGACTTCTGAGTCAAATGCCGCCTCATCGGCATCTAATGCCGCATCATCAGCAACAGCAGCTGCAGCATCTCAATCGGCAGCCGCAGCCTCAGCTGCTTCAGCAGCCTCTGCTTTTGACTCATTCGATGACCGTTATTTAGGCACATTCACTACAGCTGCTGAACCAACTGTCGATAATGACGGAGATGCTCTAGTTACTGGTGCGCTGTATTTTAACAGCACAGAAGGTGAGATGCGTGTCTATGACGGAAGTGCTTGGATAGCAGCATCGGCTGCAACTGAAGCATCGCTCCTAATGTATGAGTACACAGCAACATCAGGCCAGACCACATTCTCTGGTGCTGACGACAACGCTAATACACTCAGCTACACCATTGACAACATCATCGTAACGCTTAACGGTGTTGTGCTTGACCCATCCGACTACACAGCAACTAGCGGTACAAGCATTGTTCTTGGTACTGGTGCGGCTCTGAATGATGAGCTTAATGTAGTTGCGTTCAAGTCCTTCACTACTGCGGATATGGTGTCGGCTACCAATGGTGGTACGTTCGGTAATAGCATTACTGTTACAGGCACAGTGACGGCAACATCGTTTAGCGGAGATGGCTC